ACCAGTTACATTCAGTTGTGGTGTTTGTAGCGTGTTGTAAACAGTAACGCCATATCCAGTGGTCTCAAATTTTTTGATGTTGTCGTAATAAAGTTCTGCTGAACCATCTCTGTTAAAGTAAGCAGCAGTTTCTGTATCATTAACTCTTATAGCAACATCATCCCAGTTTGATATACTTAATAGTCCCTGATTATTTGTATATCCAATTCCAGCAGTAAATGCACCATCAACGACTCTGTATAGTGTGGTCGGACCGAAAGCATTAATTACAAATCCACCAGTAGAAGTTGTAACGTCAGTAATTGTAAGATTATCATTAACATTGACCGTTCCACCATTAGAATCAAGTGTTAAATTACCAGTGACGGTATCAATTGTATTATCATTTGTAATTCCAATTTGAATATTATCAATCGTAGCTCCGCCGTTCGCATCAATCGCACCAGCAAATGTGGAAATACCGGAAACATTTAGATTGGTTAGATTAGTCTGAGTGCTATTCAGTGTGGCAATCGTACCAACACCAGTATAATTCAGATTTGTACCACTAATATTAGTTACAATTCCACTATTAATATAAGCATTAGTAGAATATAATGTGGCAATACTACCAATACCACTGTTCAGAAGATTATTGGTTAGATTATTAATCGTACCAGTTGAGCTATTCAGAGTGGTGATTGTAGCGATACCACTTGAAAGTCTTGTGTTGGTTAAATCAGTTACGACACCAACATTAATATAACCATTCGATGCATAAAGGTTGGTAATCGTACTGGTGCCAACAACTTCTCTAGTAACATCTAGATTTGTAATTGTACCAACACCAGTATAATTCAGATTTGTACCAGAAATATCGGTTACAATTCCACTATTAATATAAGCATTGGTAGAATATAATGTAGCGATACTACCAATACCACTATTCAGAAGATTATTAGTTAGATTATTAATATTACCAGTCGAACTATTCAGAGTAGTAATTGTAGCGATACCACTCGTAAGTCTTGTGTTGGTTAAATCAGTTACGACACCAACATTAATATTAGCAGTTGGTGAATATAAAGTCGCAATTGAACCAACACCACTGACATTCAGAATGGTGCTATTCAGATTATTGATTGTGCCAATACCGGTGTTTAGGATATTGACTGTACCTACACCAGTAGTATTAAAGTTGCTGATTACATTATTGATTGTACCAATACCGCTAGTCAGTCTAGTATTGGTGAGATTAGTGATTGTTGAATTAGTACTGGTAAAGGTTGTAATCGTACCTACACCAGAATTAATTTGTCCGTTGAAAGTAGTGGCTGTAACTACACCAGTAACTAATACATCACCAATAACATGCAGAGCAGATGTTGGATTAGTTGTGCCCACTCCAACAACACCCGAAACATAAGCTCCACCAGTAACCTGAAGTCTCTGCGATGCGGTTCCTGTTGTCGTGCCAGATCCAATGAATACAGGACCATTATTAAATGTAGAAATACCAGAAACTTGTATTTGAGAAAATGATGTAGCTGCAGAAACAATTCGATTAATTGTTGCCGCAATTCCCGTAATGCTTGTAATTGTGGCGGCAACTCCAGTCAGGTTTGTGATGATTCCGCTGCTTACATTCAGATTAGCAATTGTTGCTGCAGTGCCAGTCAGATTTACAATCTGACCATTTGTGAATGTGACAGCAACTCCAAGCAGGTTAGTAACAATGCCACTACTTACATTTAAATTAGTAATGGTTGCTGCAGTGCCAGCAATACTTGCAATCGTTGCAATGCCAGTAATGTTGGCATTTCTAATAGTAGTGATGCCAGTAAAGTTTGCATTACGGGCAGTTAATTCATCAAAGACTAAATCATCAGCAACATAAAGATCACCACCAACATAAAGGTCTCCACCAGTGGTTGTGATACCACCAGCAGATGCCAGTGTGGTAACACCTGTTGTTTGAGTATCTCCAATTACATATAAACTTCTACTTCCGGCATTTGTTGTCCCAATTCCGACTTTTCCGGTAACTTGAAGTACTGTTTTACTTTCAGTACTTGAAGATATACCTACATTAAGTTGTGATTGTCTGCCGGAAAGAAACTTTGACATTTTAGTTAAGTGTTTCTAGAACGCTACCGATAAATTTAATACTTGTGCTGTCTGCAGATAATTGAATAACGTCACCAGACTCTAAAACCAATTTTCCAAATAACAAATCTATTGAATCATTTCCTGCAACTGCCAAGTTCTTGACGATTTCTGTTGTAACTGCAATTCCCGAAACTGTTCTTTTGTGAGAAAAAGAAATCGTATGAGTTACATTATCAATATTTGCAGCTTGAGCCAGCAGCACAACACCCGAATAACCAGTCGGTGCTGTGTAAATTCCAACCGTGCTTGCAGTCGCAACTTTAGTAATTGTCTTAAATACGTTTAATGGTAAAGCCATACTATTAATCTCCTCCTAATGCTAGAATGAATGGCGTCATTGTTGAGAATAAACTTTTTGAATAAAAAGTTCCAGAAATAGTTCCTGTTGTTTGATTAATTGTCACGCCTTCACCAATTCTAAAATTACCAGATTGGTCTGTGCTGGTATAGACGACCAATCCACCGTTTTTCATATCAACCTCATTATCTTGAATTGGCACTCCACCAGCAAAAGGAAGAGCAGTTGTAATGTCTGTTCCAGATCCGACGTATTCAAAAGAATGACCAGAAGCTAAGATTCTACTTTGTTTAAAAAATGGAATCGAAACACCAGCACCGACAACATATGGCACATTTTCATTTGTTGTAATCGTGCAAACTCCTGCAGAAATTGGAGTAGATCTTTGAATCGTATAATATGAAGGTGTTAATTCTATAGTAGCAGTTGCTGTATTTATTCCAACATCCGGAGTGCTAATTGTAATTGTTGGAATTGAAGTGTATCCTCTACCACTTGAAATAATTTCAAAATTAGTTACACTTCCATCACTAATTTCTGCAACTGCCTGAGCTGCAACACCCCACGTTGAAACTGTGCTTGGATCTCCGATTGTAACTGTTGGGGTGGTAAGATATCCAGTTCCTCCGGATCCAACAATAATTTTTCCAACAGTATAATATAAGGTATCAAAATAAATGACCTGTCCATCAAATGGACGAATAATATTTACTTTTACCGTGCCGCCAGAATTATAAGTGTGTGGTAAAGTAGAAGTGCCAACATTTACACTGAAACTATATGTTGTTGGCGTGCTTAATACAGTAAAAACATATCCATTGTTTCCACTTGGATAAGTAACAATTCCAGGTCCAGATGGGCAAGTAAATTGAAGACCGGCAAGTGTAACACCTATTCCAACTTCAAACCCGTGCTCATTATCTGTTACAACTGTTACAATTCCAGTTACGTTATTATAGGTTGCATTCGTGACATTAAATGTTGGATTATTAAATGCTACTCTGAATGTGTCGGCATTAACATCACTAGAAGTTGAAAGTATTCCAGTATATTTTCTTTGCCCAACACCATCAGAAACCAATCCAAAATTACCAAATGAAGCATTAGAGTTTGTAAGATCACAAGCGCCACCAGAAGAACAATAGACGGCAATATTTGGGCAAATGGTAAACAACGATACTAACTGTGCATATCCTTCATTGGTAATTGAAACACCAATACCACCTTGATTGTATTGGGTATAAGAATCAAGAACCATTGACTTGGTTGGTCCAATTGAATAATTTCCATCAATCTTCATTCCAATGCTGTTTGGAATAAAATTAGTGCAATTTTGAATATAAGGTGACTGATTATTAAAGACTGGTTTATTGGGATTGAATGCGAAAATAGCCCCTGTGTTTGCTGATCCTACAAACGACATTTCAGCGATATAGTTTCCATTTCCAACATAAAAGAGGTCTCCCTGATTCTGTGGAGTAACTGAGACTTCTCTTAAACTGTCACCGACAATACTTACTTGGTCTGGTAGTGCAATTGGATTATTCTCTACATAATATCCAGCAGCAACTTTAATAACTGATCCTGTTGTTGAGATTGCAACTGCTCCTGCGATTGTTCGCTTTGCGTCTCCAAGTTTGAGTCCTGTGTTTGTATCGCTTCCGTCTTTTGTGACATAGATAACATTTGTAACTGTTGCTCCGGCACCAACTCTGATAACCTCTGATCCGATACCTACTCTATTTCTTACAGCATAGAGTTCTGCATCATTAATGTTATAGGCTAATTCGCCGTATTGTAGGGCTCCTTGTGCTGGTATTTTTCCAGGCACAGCAGAGCGTTTAATCCGAATCGGAGTTCCCATTTATGATATGCGGTATCTACCAGAAGAAGCAGTATTTACTGCTTTCATTTATTTATTCAACTTGCGTTATTCCTTCTCGGGCGATAAGCAAACAAGTTCGTCGGAGGATCTGGTTTCATCCATTCTTCAATCTTATCAAATCTTTCTTCACTATAAAAGTCTTGCTGAACGTACCACAATTTCCAGTGCTCGTGCCCTTTTGACTGGTTACAATCGTGGCAGCAACAGACTACATTTTTTGTAACGTCTAATCCACCTTTTGATTGAGGAAGAATGTGATCAATTGTGAGTCTTTCTTCTGACCCACAATAAGCACATTGATGTCCCCACTCTTCTTTTATCTTTTGCCTCCACATTCGTTTCGCTTCTCCTGAACTTGTTGTTTGTAGATGGAACAAGTACTCTGAAGGCGAACGGAGGAGATCCATAAGCGATTGCGATTTGAATTATTTATTAAACAACCACTGGTTTTCCTTGACCTTCTGGAAGTTTGATTTGGGGAAGTTCTTTGACCTGCCAAGAACCACCAACTCCACCATCCATATTCACAACAATCTCATTAGTCGTAAGTGCTTTAGGAATCTCAACATTCACGACAGGTCCCATTAGAAACTTATTGCGAGTATAAGTTCTGTTCTGTGAATCAAAGGCAACCATATTCAGAGCGTCCATTTCATCACCACAGTCCAGAATCTTTCTTCCAGTTCTTTTATCAATCACTGAAAAATATTCATCACGATACTTGTTCATCTTCTATTTCCTTTTCTTCATTATAAGATGGTTCTGGTTTTCTGTAAAGACCTGGCCAAGTGTCACGAATAATCTCTGCGAGTTTATAAGGAGTTTCAGAAGTTATCATAATTCTTGTGTAAGAGACATTATAAACATAAAAACTCCAAATAGTATAAAACTTATGAGTATGAAGAACATTTTAGATTCTCTACTAGTAGTTCTAGTTCTTGTAGGGTGGCGTCGTTTTTGAGAGTGTTTGCTCTATTACTTATGACCCACACATTACCTTTTATGTATCCTTTTGTGGGGTCTATACGGTCTAATGATGGAGAGTTTCCTTGCTGACTTCCTTTACCACGATGACACTCTAGTGGTATTCCAAGAAGAGGACATTTATCAGGAATAATAATATCTTTTTGTTCTATTGTAAAGTCTAATCCTTTTTGCTTTGCTCTATATTTTGCTCTAGACCACATAGCAGAAACTTCATCAATACCTTTTTCTCTTCTTTCTTGATGCAATTCCTGCAATCTGCACCCACAAGATTTTACTTCTGCTTTCGGTCCTATTATATAATCTTTACGAACTTTATTTTTTATATTACCACATTCACATTGACACTTAAAGAAAACATTTTTCTTATCACTATATTGTTCTAAAATAGTAAGTCTCCCATAAGTCTGTCCGACATATGAGAGACCTTTTGGGCGACCCCCTTTACATCGGGGGTCTCTTTTTAAACCTGTATTCCAAACCATTAGCATTACCGCGAGTAATACTATTTATATAAAAATAATATTATAGGGCATTCCCTCTCGGAAGAACCTCATCTGGAAAAACGAACGATTCGTGTGGCTGATCTACTGGAGCCATCCAGGCACGTAAGCCTTCGTTAAGAAGCACGTTCTTTGTATAGAATGTCTCAAATTCGGGATCTTCCGCAGCACGAATCTCCTGACTTACAAAATCATAAGCCCTCAAATTCAATGCTAAACCGATGATGCCGATAGAAGAAGTCCAGAGACCCATAACTGGAACAAAAAGCATAAAGAAATG